AATGCCTGTAGAGGTCGTAGGACGATATGAGAAAATCTGGAAGCCACACGACATCCAGGCGGAGTTCGTTAAGCTCCCGTTCTCAATCTTCGAAGCCCTTTACGGTGGTGCTGCGGGGGGAGGTAAGAGTGAACTTCTCCTTATGCTCCCAATCCTTTACGGTTGGCATGACGTCCCGGGATTCCAGGGCATTATCTTCAGGAAGACTTTCCCGCAACTCGAAGAGTCTCTTATCCCACGCTCTCACGGTTTCTATAAGCACCTTGCTGGACGCTATAACGACACCAAGCATGTGTGGACTTTCCCGTCTGGCGCAACCATTAGATTCTCCTATCTCGAAACTGACCAGGATGCCAGAGATCACGATACAGCTGAATATCAATACGCTGGATTTGATGAGCTCACGTCGTTACCGCATTCCCCTCACTTCAACAGATATATCTATATCACATCGCGGTGCCGCTCGAGTATCCCAGGCGTTCCTGCAATTGTTCGAGGAGCAACTAATCCCGGCAATATCGGACACATCTGGGTCAGGGACCGATTCGTTGGGCCAAATCCAAACGGACGGGTAATCATCTACGATAAGGCGTCAGAGACAAAGCGGATGTTCATTCCCGCTAAGTTGACTGACAATCCTTATCTGATGAAGTCGGACCCTGGTTACATCAAGAGATTGAATCTCCTCCCAGAGGCTGAGCGCAGAGCCAAGGTTCTCGGAGATTGGTGGGTTTTCGCGGGTCAGGTATTCTCGGAGTGGCGAGACCTTTTCACTGGGGTCAACTTTCAGGACGAGCCATCAAATGCATCACACGTCATCCCGGACTTCGAGCCTCCCCTCTGGTGGCCACGCGTCATCGCTGCAGACTGGGGATATGCCGCTCAGACTTGGGTTGGATGGGGTGCAGTCTCTCCCGACTCCAGATGTTTCCTGTATCGAGAATACGTCGCCGAGCGAGCTGACATTGCAGATTGGGGAGCTGATGTTCAGCGAATCTCTGAGCATGAGATCGATTCCATTCGTGTCAAGGTTCTAGACCCATCGGCGTGGGCCAAGAGAGGGGAACAGCGTTCAATCGCAGAACAGATCATGGATGCAACGGGCATGATCTGGGAGAAGGCAGATAACGACAGACTCGGCGGCAAGATGTTGATGCATGAGATGTTGAGGTGGAAGCAGAAGCCTCCCTCATACATTCCACAGGAGGGGTTCAATGTCGAGACTTTTCAAGAGGTCCTCCGCCGAAGTGGTCCAAATGCCGCGACTGAATATTACGAGCTCTTCCAACCGGAGCCCTCGGAAACAAACATCCCGAAACTCCAGGTATGTCGACGATGTGTCAACTTCCGAAAGACCATCCCTGCTTGTGTTTACGAGGACAAGGACGGGCAGGTTATCGAGGATGTTGCAGAGTTTAACGGAGACGATCCGTATGACGGGGGACGCTATCTAATCAAAGCGTTCCACAGACTTATCAATGAATCCAAGAGAAAAGGAAAGGCACATGACAAACTTGCCGAGATCATCGAGAACTTGGAGCGCACACAAGATTGGACTCGTTATTATCGACAGATGCACGCGTTTGAAGGAGCGTCTCACGGGCCTCGTCCGGTCTATCGTGGAAGATCCAGAGGCGTTGGTTACGTGGCCCACTGAGGGAGTTGCGTCGAAGATAAAGCTGATTCCCAGTCATAAGAGACTCAGGTATGCAATACAGTCTCTCAATGATTTCGAGAAGATGTATAACAGGGCAGAGGAAGAAGCTTCAGGTCATGCGAAGGTAATATCAGGATATCAAGCAATCCAGTTACAGAAGCAGGCGCAGATTGATCTCCTCGCTGATACAATCGCCCGACAGAACAAAGAGATTCAGGGATATCAGAGCACACAACATGAACACAAACAGACAATCGCAGACCAGTCTCATGTTATTGAGACAGGGACAATCGAGCGGAATGCGCTCAAAAAAGTCATCCGAGATTATGGAGCTACAAATGAGCTCCTGCTCACACAACGAGATCAAGCCATTGACGCTAAGCAAGCTGCGGAAGCTAGGCTTAGCGATCTCCAGGCAGCTCTCGAACTTGAACGGCAAAGATTCGATTCGTCGATTGTTCACGAGAGGGAAGTCACTGCGGGATTGAGGGACCGATTGGGTCTTTCTCCTCGTGACACTTCTCAGACACCGGTGAATCACAAACCAGTAAGTTCTCGGCCACCGACCTGGAATCAGCAGGCAGTCAATTTGGAGAGAGCAGCACAGAAGATAACGAACGACGCCAAGGAAGCCATCTGGAAGAAGAAGATCGAAGAAGCAGAGGCGAAAGATGCTGGAAACTCCGGAACTGCAGAGGAAAGCGCCCGCCCAACAGAGTAGCGAAAAGCTCCTGAAGGATGAGGATTGGGCGCAGGACCTCTGGACAATCGTAAAGAATCTCGAGCTAGCGGACAAATCTGCGAGGGATCGCCTCATTCGCAAATACCGCAAGCAGATGTTCTATTGGGATCATCTCCAGTATCTCTGGTGGAACGATACCGTCTACGATTGGAGAACTCCAGACCAGGCCCGAACTGACCTGACGGGCGATGACCGAGTTTCCATCGACCCCGCTCTCTACGCCAAGGTCATCAATATCTATCGCGCGCACGGTGAGATCATCATTGCCGCGATGAGTAGTTCCACTCCTAAGATTCAGTTTCCGCCAGACGACGCCGACAATCCAGACGATATCCTCTGTGCTAAGAGTAAGACGAAGCTTGCTGAGTTGATCCAGCGACACAATTACGCTGACCTACTCATGACGAAAGCGTTGTTCCTACTCTATAACCAAGGTCTCGTCTGTGCGTATAACGAGACAATGGAGTCAGAGGAATATGGAACCATCGATCGAGAAATCACCGAGGAAGTTCCAAAGACAAGACGTGACTACTTCTGTCCAGATTGTGGAATGGCGCTTGGATCTGAGCAGTTGGACTCTAATCTTCCACCGGACCCTGAGACTGGGATGGTTGGGGATAATCAGGAAGAAGATCCTGAAGAGACGATTGTGCCTGAAGGTGGAGAGGAACTCGAATCCTCCCCACAAATTGTTCAGCCAGCGAACATTCCCATACAAGAAGGAATTTGTCCTAACTGTTCCGGCAAATCAGGAACTGAAGTTAGAGTCCCTCTGGAGTTTGAGGACTACGACGAGCTAGCATCCGAGACCACAGGCTGGGAGAAGGAAAATAAGTGTCGTCAAATCCTCACCTTCTGGGGTCCGCTCAATGTCAAACTCCCTGCGTGGATTCGTCGTCTCAATGATTCGCCTTATCTCATCTTGGAGACTGAAGAGCACTACGCCAAGATGCAGAGTATCTATGAGGAGATTCAGGAACACATCGAACCTTCAGGCAATCCAGAGTATTCCGATCGAACCCATCGTGCGACGCCGGCGTATTCTGGGGACTTCCCGCGAGATCTGGTCACAGTTCGTCGCTGCTGGCTCAGACCCTGGGCGTTCAATACGCTTGGAGTAAAGACAGAAGATAACAAAGCTCGGGTTCAGGTTCTCAAAGACAAGTTCCCGAAAGGTTGTTACGTCGTCATCATCAACGATGGCATTATTGCAGAGGCCGTTGACGACAAGCTGGACGACCATTGGACTTGCACAGTTCATCCTCTCTCAGACGTTCTCCACGCTGAGCCAATCGGTGCGCCGGTTATGCCAGTGCAGGACATGACGAATGAGTTGGGCAACCTGACTCTGGAGAATATCGAGCACGCAATTCCTGAGGTCTACATCAATTCCGATACCATCGATTGGGACAACTACGAAAAGTCAGAAGCCCGTCCTGGCATGAACTATCCGGCGACCAAAATGCCGGGTGAGCCGATGGGCAATAATTTCCATGAGGTTAAAGGTGGCACCCTCTCGAAGGAAGTCGAGTCATTCGCAGACCGCTTGGAGAAGTTTGCGCAGTTTGTTGTTGGCTCCCTCCCCTCGGTGTTTGGTGGACAAATTGACGGCGGATCTAACACCGCCAAAGAATACGAGATGTCCCGGACACAAGCTCTCCAGCGGCTATCGACGACCTGGAAGATGGTCACGACTTTCTGGGTGCAAGTTATCGGAAAAGCTGTCAATGCCCACTCGGACTATTTGATGGAGTCAGGGCAGGATGAGCGGTGGACGACCCAGTCTGGCAACACGTTCGTCAATGTATGGGTGGAGCATGCGAAGCTCACTGGCAAGATTGGTGACGCCTACGCGGAAGGATCTGAGTCGCTCCCAGTCTCGTGGAATGAAAAGCGTTCTGCGATTCTCGGTCTCATACAGATGCAGAACCCGATGATCGAGTCGGTGATGTCAGACCCACAGAACTCCTCTCTGGTTGCTCGACTTGTTGGGCTTCCCGAGATGCACATCCCCGGCGATCAGGATAGAGTCAAGCAGCTCTGGGAAATCTCGAAGCTTATCGCCGAGGAGCCAATCGAGATCCCGAATGGGGTTCCGACAGCAATGGGCGAGGAGGGGTCAGATGTTATGCCCTCCATCCAAATCGATCCACTTCTCGATGACCATAAGATCGAAGGCGATACCTGCGCATACTGGCTCAAGTCAGATATCGGGCTGGACTACAAGATAAACAAGCCCGGTGCGTGGTTGAACGTCTATTCTCATTTCAAGATGCACAGAGAAGCCGAAGCAATGCTCGCTCCTGCTCCAGAAGAATCAGGTGAAGAAACATCTGACGAAAGTGAAGTTGAGGAGATAGGGGCATGATGAAAAGGCTTCTGCTTGTTCTCGTTTGTTTTGTAGCTCTCACTAGCAGAGCCTATGCCCAGGACTGGAAGGGTCAAACCTACAGCTTGAGCACATCGCAGCTCTGTCAGACTCTCGAACTTCCGAACATGGGAACTGGCGTCTGGCAGGTGACGGCGATCGCTGGCGCTACCATGACGTTCTCGGTTTCCACGCTCGATACAACTGCTCTCTACCAGACGATTGCGGGAACGAGCACGGCTGGTGTTCCGGCCTCTACTACGACAACGACTGGTGCGTGGGCTGCGGGAGTTGCCGGATATCGGTTCATGCGGTCCTGCATCGACGCTGGCACTGCTACTGTCAGGATGCACGCTACGGCAACGGGTGGAGGTAGTGGCTCTGGTGGTGGTGGCGGTGGTGGGGTCGTTACTGGAACTGTCAATGTTACCTTCGATGGTAATACGTTGAAGCTACATGCGACAGGAGATTCCACTATTCCTTATCTGATGCCCACAATCGCTTACAACGAAGATGGGACTGTGGCACAATTCGGGACACTCAATTATCATAACAATGCCGCACTGGTTAGTCAGGATGGTGTTGTTACGTTATGCAAGTCAGACCCTGGGGTTCCGACGGCCCTGAGCTTTGATACCAATTTGAGTTGGCTCCATTGTAACGATAAGGGAGACCAATTTGTCGTTCCTGCAGTAAATGGGACAGCACTGTTTGGGGCTGCGGCTGCTCTGGCTGACAATACGGCCAACCCTACACTGACAAAGATTGCTACCTATCCTCACTACCTTGATCCAGCGGGAACGTGGGATCGGTGGCCAGGATATGCTCCTTGTTCCCAGACCATCATTCGTTCGGACAATACGAACAACGATGATGAGACTGAGATCAAGTCAACGGCTGGAGTCATCTGTGGGATAACTGGTTGGAATGCTCATGCCTCAACCAATGCGTATGTGAGATGCACGAATGCTGTGGCGGCGAGCACGACACCGGGATCGACAGCAGTTATCTACGACGAGATTATTCCCTTCAGTTCAGGGATGATCGATACAAAAGTTGACGTTCCTTTCGCTACTGCTCTAACCTGCTACCTCGCAACCGGCAAAGCAGTGACAGATGCAACTGATCCTGGGTTGGATGATGTCGTTGTCATGGTGAGGTATCGGTAATGAGAAAGTTTCTAGTCATTCTACTCATTTGTCTTGTAGCTTCTCCTGCTGAGGCTACTTGGTCTTTGATTGAGAATGGTGCATTTGGGACTGCCACAGCAGCAGGAGCAACAGTAGGAGTAACAGGACTAGGCGCAGATGCACCGATAGGTAGAGTTGCTATTGTCCATTGTTCTGCTCATTATACAGGAGCAGGGTCATCTGGTGCTACGACAGTAATGTCAGTATCAGATAATGATGGAATCAATGTATATACTCGGTTAGTTGAGCGCACAGTCAATAATGCTACGACCGACCAAATAGCTGGTCTTTTTTATAGTCAGCTTACAAATATCCTTGAGACCACTGATACAGTTACTTGCAATACAGGTAATGGTTCATCAGAAGGAAAAGTAGTCAATCTTTGGATATTCTCTGTTTCAGCTGGTTCGACTGTAGCACCAGCAGGAACTACTGCACAAGGTTCAGGAACAAGCACAAGTTATTCTACAGGTGGTATTGCGAGTTTATCTAATATAGAGAGATTATGGCTTGGCGCAATTAGCATGAGCCATTCATCAGGCAGTATTACTTGTGATGCAACATTCACTTGTGGTTCGTCCCGATTAGCTAATACAGGGACAGCTTTGACTTCTCAAATTTTAAATACTGGTTATCTTGTTCAGACAGCTACAGGTGACGATTTCGCAGGATCCATCAGTGTTTCTCGTGTTTGGAATGATCTGGTAGCCGCATTAGAGGAAACTCTAGCTGGTGGAGCAACTCGTAATGTCGGTGGCATGATGGGATTTCCTGGAGTTAGACGATGAAAAAACTTGGACTCGCACTGCTTTCTCTCACGCTTCTGGGTATCCCTGTCAAGGTCGAGGCCCAGGCGCTCACTTCGGCCTCAAGTGCGACGGCACAAGCCTGCACGTCCATTGCACTTGGAACCATCACTTGGGTTTTTACGACGACCTATACGTGCGGTCGATACGCCACAGGAGATTTCTGGGTCACGAATTCCGGTGGCTCGACTGTCTCCATTAAGAGTATTAGTCCGGCATACACTATCGCTGCGGACGGTTCGGCGCGTAATGGTTCGATGTTGAATCCTGGCTCCTCGATGGCGGGGTATGGGTCGAACGGATTCGACTCTCGGACTATTGGACATTCCACAGGAGGCTTAGGTTATACCGCAGGAAATAACGTCGGGATTACGATGCCACTTGTGATTACTGAGGGGTCGTCGCTACTCTCCTCGGAATCCTATGGGGATACTCGTCCCGGTGGATCTCATCAATCTTACATCAAGCAGATCCAGGTCTTGACGGTCGTAACTGCCAATGCCAACGTAGGAGACTTCAGACCTTCATATATCGCTACGGTGAGCAAAGCATCGCCGGCGAATGTGAGCTCTATCGACTACGGTAAGTTACATTCAGTTGTTCCTCCTACAACCTTTACTAATACCTATAGTGTCGCTTTTCTTGATACTATCATGGTCGAGCCGCAGATTGAATTGGAGATGTCGACGAAAGGTCGTTACCTCCATGCAGGGGATAATTACAGTCCAAAGGTAGGTTTTTCTACTGACTATGGGTATGGACAGAATATTGGCATGGCTATCGGTGTTTTATCGATGGCAGTCAACAGTAACTATACTAATGGTCAGAAAGCGCCTTGGGTTATCAGACTTATCCAACACGGTATCGATCTGAGGTATGCGTTGGACAAGGCTACTGGCACTCCTCAGCAGGGAATCAGAATGCTTGCGGGGGGTTCTCATACTCCTGCTAAGATATTCGTGATGGCATTCGCAGGATGGATGTTAGGTAATGCGGACCTTGCTGCATGGGGAGATCATGCCCAACATCCGGTAACCAATGAATCGAATCAGTATTTCTACGTAGCTCAATCTGACATCTGTGCAAGCTGTAAGACTGGAGCAAGCTCAGCAACGAATTGCACTCCGGCCGAGCAATATCCTCAGTCCTCATTGAACGAGCCTGAGTGGGGGAGTGACCACAAGACTTCTCCTCAACAGGATAATCACAGTTTTACTTATCATGCTTGCTATCGAGATCAGGTAGGTCAGGCTACTAACTCTGAAGTCCTCGCAATGAAGATGATGGGGATGAAGTTAGCAGTAAATCTACCTCAGTTATTCGAATATTATGAGCAGCGGTATATGCCAGCCTCTTACTCCGAGGCAAATTTCGATACGAATACAATCAGAGACTGGCAGAGAGATTTCTGGCAGACTTACAAGGATATTACGCCGCCAAGTGGTGGGACACCTCCAACCAATGTCAATCCTACCTTAAACATTATCTCGGCTGTATCTCAGGAGACTACATCTACAACTGGAACCGTTACTCTATCCTATGCAGATAGCGATGGAACTGTATCTAGTGTGGCTTGGACGAGGACTGCACCTACCTCGGCGTCAGGTTCTTGCTCACTAGTTGCTGGAACCGCAACCTGCTCTGGCTTGACTTTGACGGGCGCGGCTAATAATGCCTTCTCTTTTATAGCTACAGATAACTCGGGGGGAACCTCTACAGCTGTCCTAGCGAATATCCTTCGTAGGACTTGTCCTGCTACTCCAGCAGATACTTTCGACGTGAATGGTGGATGGTCAAGTTCACTGGGTCCGTGTTGGCTGCCGATGACTACCAATACCATGAATATTGGTGTTCAAGGATATGCCCAGATATCTAGTGCATTGGCCAGACATCTTGCTTACATGCCTTGGTCTGGTGGAGCGCCGGACGATTACAAGGTTCAAGTTACATCTACATCAAACGTAACCGAGGTATCTTTCCTTCTGTTTGGATGTTTCAGCTCTTATACCTCTGCCGGCATTTACAACGGCTACGTAATGTCGATGCAGGGACTTGGGACTAACCTTGCTAGATACGATGCTGGCCAACGAGTTAGTCTTGCGCCGAATACTCAGGTCGCAGACGGAAATTGGATAGCTGGAGAAACAGGGACATTAGAATGCGAAGATACAGGAAGTAGTGTTATCCTTAGAGCTTACGATCAGAATAACGTTCTTATCGTGAGTGCTACGGATTCTACTGCTGGTAGATATACCTCAGGAGAGGCTTTTGCTGGTGGATGGGGTGGGGCTACTTTCGATGGTTTCGTAGCTACATCTATTGTTGGTGGTCCTGGTGCAGATACAACTCCCCCAACGCTAGGTGTTACTGTTCCTGTCAATAACCCAGCCGATACTAACGACTCAACATACAATCTCTTAGCTGGAACAGCAGTCGATAATGTAGGAGTAACATCGATTACTTGTTTGAATGTTACTACCTCAACATCCTGCACGGTTACTGGATTAGGTCCCTGGAGTGTGGCAAGTGTTACATTGACAGGAACCAACATCATCAGATTCCAAGCTTGTGATGCAGCAACGAATTGCTCTGTTCCATACGATGTTACATTGAATTACTCCGCTGCATCTTCAGGGACGATTTTGGTTAGTGATCCTGGACCGGCGAGAACTGAACCTTACTTCTTCAGAGGCGACCAGACGAATTTCCGTGGGGCCTGTTCTATGGGAACGGACCATGTAGAGATTCTTGTCGCAGGGGTTTTGATTGACCCAAGTGGAACTCCAGCTAGTTCTGCATTTGTTAGTGGGACCACAGCCTGGGTGACCATTCAACCTATTCCGATTCCAAAGAACGTTGGTGATATTGTTCCTGTCGAATTCCGTTGTGTCCAAGGCGATAGCAGTTACGCTTCGTCTATACTCAACATGAGTTCGCTGAGAGTTCCGAATAGAGGGAGATAGAATGACCAAGTTTATCAGTTCCGTTATCATTGCGCTCCTCCTGAGTGCGACTGTTAATGCTCAGGAGGCTTCGAAGCAGGAGGTCGATGCTCTGGCCTCACAGATAGCTCAAGTCGTAGCGCAGAACAAGCAGCTTCAGGATCAGATTGCTCAGCTGCGACAGGTCATGGCTCTGGAGCAGAATAAGAAGACAGGCAAAGAGCTTGTCCAACAGATGAGGGATGCGTGCAAAAAAGAGGGTGCATCCTATAAGGGATTCATCAATCAACCACAACCAATTCCGATCTGCAAGTAACAGGAGAACATAATGAGATTTCTCGATTTTCTTCAAAAGCATCCTCTCTTTTTTGAGGGAGAGGGTGGTGGTGCGGCTGGCGATGGGAATCTTGAAGGGGTCGATGATCTCAATCAGGATCTTGCAGCTCTTGAATCAGGTGAAGAAGAATCAGGCGAGGAAGATGAGGAGCTCGAAGAAGATGACGAGACCCCTACTCGGAAGCCCAAGGAACGGGCGAAGGATGATGGAGAGGAAGACGAAGAGGGGGACGAGGAAGATCCTGATGCTGACGAAGACGACGAGGAAACGTCAGACGACGAGGACGAGGAAGAGGAAGAAGATCCAGAGAAAAAGGGAGAGAAGCCTGGTGATGAGGATGCAAAGCCTGTCGTTGTAGGCCGCCCCACCGCCAAGCAACTCAAGGACGCTGGAGTCTTCAAACAGTTCCCTGCTCTCCGGGAGATGTATTTCAACTACCCGAAATTCCAGGAGCAGTTTGCGACTCCTGAAGACGCTCAAGTTGTGGTGACGAAAGCGGCTCACTATGACGAAATTGAAGAGCAAGTCCTCGGCGGAAACGTCAAGGGTTTCCTCGAGACTGTCAAGGAGGGGAGCGCTGAAGGATACAAGAAGTTTGTGTCCGGGCTGCTTCCTACGATTCGTGAGATGGATGGCGACGCATATTTCCAGAATGCTGTCGAGCCTATCATCCGCGAGATGGTCTTTCACGCGACGGCACATGGCAAGAAGATTGGTGGCAAAGAGGGTGAAAATCTTATCCGCTCTGCCAAGTGGATCTCCAACTATGTATTTGCCGATGGTGGGGAGATCCAGGACATTACAAAGGTCGGTGGGAAACATCCTGCGGAGGTGGCACTCGAGGAAGAACGAGAGAAAGCTGCCAAGCGGGAACTCGCAAGGGCCTCCGGCGATGTGAATGGTCGTATTGACCGGACACTGAAGATTGCGATTGGGCAGGGCATGAGTAATCGGTTGTCGGCGATTGAGCGTGAGTTCATTGTGAACAAGACGCTCGACGAGACGATGACCCAGATTAACAAAGACCCCCAATTCGGCACAAGATTTCGGCAATTGTGGCGTAAAGCCCGAACGTCCGAATACTCCGAGCAGAGTAAAGTGGCGATATACCAAGCGCTCGTCGCCCGCGCCAACCCGCTCGTGAGAGAGATCAGAGACAGGCTTACTCGTGAGGCGTTGAAGGGAAAGAAGAAGCCCATCGATGCAACAGGAGAGGAACAGACGAATCAAAAGAAGGTCAAGAAGCGGACATTTGATTCATCGGGTCGCGGTGGCGGTTCAGGACGTCGCTCTACGGTTCTCGATTCCCGTAAAATCGATTGGAGAAAGACGTCTGACTTGGACATCCTCAGCGACGAAGGTGGAGATAAGGTCAAGCTGAAGGGCCGTAACTAAACAAGGAACGCGACAATGGCTCAAACAGAGGCCCAGGTCGTCGGTGCTGAGCTCGAGAAGACCAAGACAAAGGTCCCCGTGCTCTTCGACCGCGACGCGTATTTCTACGGGAACATCGAGAAGCGTCCCGTGGATAAGGTCTCGGCTCGCGATATGCGGGTGCCCTTGGAACTTCGTCCTGGCGGTCGGTTCGGCTATTTCGACCCCGCTGGCGGAGACCTCGGACGTGGCGATGGTCCAACCTTCGACAAGGCGACTGTCTCCACGGTGCATCTGAAGTTCGCAGTCGAGTGGCAGAAGAAGGCTCAGTGGGCAACCGACGACACGCGCAAGTCGGTGGTCAACTCCTTCCGTCACCTTCTTGCAAAGTCGATGGGTGAGTTCCGTCGACAGCTCGATTCACAGCTGATGACTGCCGGTGATGGCGTCGTCGCTACCGTGACCTCTGTCGCTACGTCTGGCGGCAAGGACACGATCACCTGCACGACGGACGGCTATCGGATCCGCCTTCTCCGCTTCGGGCAGTATGTGTCGGTGTATGATTCGACGATCGCCGCCGCTCGCGCCATCACTCCCGTGTCGCCTGGTGACTCGGAAGGGACGGCTCTCCGTATCGACCTCATCGACATGTCGAACCACAAGTTCCGCGTCTCGGGGACTTACACCTCGATCACGGCAGGCGACAAGGTGGTGGTTGCTGGACTGTCCGGCGCCAACCCTGTGGGTCTTCTCGGGGTCAAATACCATCACAGCGATGCATCGACGGGAACGTGGCTCGGGTTCGCAAGGGATGTGACTCCCGAGATTCGCGCCAATCGCGTCAACGCCAATTCTGGCCCGCTCAAGCTGACGTATGCTCGCCTCTTGGTCAACAAGATTCGCGATCGCGTCGGCCTCGAGAACGGCGTCAAGATGCAGGCGTGGACGCATCCGGCGCAGGTGCAGGGGTTAGAGGAACTCGGACAGTCCGTTCAGGTCATCAACCGGACGACCGAGAAGAGCCCGAACCTCGATCTGTATTTCTCAGTCAATTCCATCGCCGGCACGCCCATCAAGGAATCGAACTCCTGGGATCGGACCCGTATCGACTGGGTCGTGAACGAAACCTGGGGTCGAGCCGAGATGAACGCACCTGGATACTACGAGGAGGACGGCGTGAAGCTGTTCCCCGTCCGTGGTGCATCCGGTGGCGTCGCTGCCGCTTCTCTCTTTTACATCGTTGTATCATTCAACACCTTCGTCGACAATCCAGCGATTTGCGGTTACATCGATTCGCTGGAAGTGCCGTCGGGCTACTGAGGAGACTGCGAACATGGCATCACCTGCTCTCTGGCCCAACTTCCAGCACCTCGGGACAAAGGAACTCGGCATTCACGGAGGCACTGTTGCTTCCGTCGCCGGTCTCCAGCCTGCGGTGACTGGATGGTTGACGGTCGTCTCCGGCACGAACGCGATCACAACCTTCGGCCTCCCTTACGAGGGATTCGAGGGAACTATCGCGCTTCGTCCAACTGGCGCTTTCACCGGTGCGACTGGTGGAACTGGCACGGCGACGGCGAAAGCAATTGGTCTGGCGTTCACGGCGGTTGTGGGGAAAATCCTCTTCATGACCTACGACAAGAACTCCGGCCTCTGGTATCCAAGTTACGTGTCCTAGTCGAAAACTGGGATGCGTGATAGGTGGTGGGAGGGGAGTGGTTGCCCCTCCTGCCATCTTTTAGAGGGATTATGAACGAATCACGGACCGGACACAATATCACAGACCTCATAGTAATCGAGGGCATCAACAAGAAGTTAGCTGAGTTTGGCTCTACTCTTGATGGGCGTCCACTCTTTCGAATCGCATGGACTAGCGATCAGCACGAAAAGAGAATTGGATGGCATGAGGAGTATAGCCCGTCAGGTAACATCTTTATCAGGAAGTGGTTTGGGATGAAAGACTGTCTCAAATATTCCTACTGTATGCATCGGTGGGCACTGGAGCGTTTGACGTTTCTCGGCGATAACAAGATCATGGAGATGGAGATTGAAGGCGCCAGAAATGGAACCTACGAGCTCATTTATCTTTTCCAAGATCCGCAGGGGAATGCACTTCCTGTTGTCTGGTGGGCAGTTGATCTCATCATGGTCTGTTTGCAGCAGGGGCCAGGATACACCCGTGGGAATGAACGGGAAGACCTCAGAAAGAAATTCGAGGAGAACGAGGATAAGGAAGTAGAAGCTTATCTAGGAGAGATTGGAAGATCTCCTCTTACGTCATTTGAGAACTTTGCCTTCCAAGAGTCTCACAAACAGCAGATGTGGAGTAGATAATGTCAACAGCATCACGGCCCAGAGTGAGAGACGTTTCAACAGTTGTATCCATCCTTCCCTTTTCTATCAACGAGAGCAAGCCCGGTCTCATTCCGGGAGAGTTCAAGATGGACAAGGTCAAGGCTGGTGACTTTCAGCTTCTCGTTATCGAGAGGTGCCAGCACGCCGTATACCTGGATGAGTCAAGGCCACGGCTGATCGTGCCTGACCCGTCGGATACGGTGGCGGCATCCATCGTCAACGACTTCAAGTATTCCAATCATGGATTCGTTTCCGGGGTCGCCGAGCCGGGCCTCTCATGGGTTTACGGAGAGTTCCCGAATACTCCCGAGGGCAAAGCACTCTTCAAGGCACAGCACGCAGCGGTCCTCCTGGAGATGGAACGCCTCCAGATGAAGTGGTTCGAGACCCTCGTGTTCGCCGCCGACGATGACTGGGCAAAGTATCGACGCCATTCTCTGATCACCCCGACTCAACGCTACGCTGCGATGTCGATGGGATTGACCAGCAAGGAATGGCTCATCGAGCAGGAGATCAAGGAAGCCCAGAGTCGGTGCAAGTTCTGTTTCACGATGGTTGATCCTCGGGCAGTTGTGTGTGCTGGCTGCCACGGTGATCTGACCAAAGAGAAATACTCGAACGTGACCTCTCCGGCGGCTCAGACAGTAACGAAATAAGTTCGCCGGATGAACATTAGGAAGGCGCATAATGGCGACAACAGCGGCAGCAGCGATAACACTCGCCCAGTCATTACTTCACGACTCTGCGGGTATCAGCTACACAACAGCGAAACTCCTCCCACTGCTTGCGAAGGCGTATCGGGAGCTCCAGGTTAAGCTGACGAAAGCTGGGATATCGACTGCCCGTGAAGCGTCGACTTCCCAGACTGTGTTAGCCAATGTCGTCGCTTTGACTGACGGTGCTGGCCTTCCAAATAATTTCCTTTATCCTGTCGAGTTGAAGGAGAGGGGAAACACGTCGGAGCAATGGTCGACGATGACAGAGTATAACTGGGAGCCGGACTTCGAGCGAGCTACGACTCTCCGTTATTACTCTTTTAGGGAGGAACAGATTCATTTCGTCGGGGCTACCACAGATCGACTCCTCTACATGAAGTATTGGAAGTCACTGACGCCAATTACTGCGGACACAACTCCACTTGAAATTGCTGATAGTGACATCTATCTTGCTTCTAGAACTGCTGCCATTGCCGCTCTGGTTCTTGGTGAGAATCCTACAAGGGCTACGGCGCTCAATCAGGACGCACAGCTTCTCTGGGAGGATCTCAAAGGGATCAGAGTAAAGGGCAGACAATCTATGCCGGTCCGAAGGAGAGTTAATCGTTACCGTCAGTGACCTTTCTGTTTGACTGGGCGATTGCCCTGGAAGGAACCAAATGTCTGTTCTCACGAAACTCACTGCTGCAAGCTATCAGGCCGACCTTACTGCTCGCATTCGCAATGCACTGAGGTCAATCACCGGGAGTGGCGCTCCTGTCGATGGAACGGATGGAGCTGGGTATGCTGGTCCTGGCTCCGAATACATCGACATCGTTACTGGGTTCTCCTACTACAACGTCGGAACAAAAGCTGCTCCAATCTGGCTTCAGAGGGAGGCAGGTCAGACCAGAGTCGTATCTGGGACGATCAGTTCTGCCTTCATCACCGGCACGTCGGCAGGACAGCTCGGCCACGCAAACGGTTACGAGATGGTCGCCGCTGCGGGTGCTCACATCGTCAATGACTGGATCTCAACCATCCTGATCAACGACTTCGGCGTCGCGGCATACACGGGCGGTGGCAACACGACCATCAACATCGGCGGCGGTGGCGCGGCTCTATCTGGTCTGGTCAGCAATGCCAACTTCATCCAGGCAGCTGCGGACAAGATCATCAAGTTCGTGCCTCTCGCAGCGACCTTCCTTACAATCACCGAGAACACTGGGATCAATCTGGTGACGGCATCAGCTCCGACCAATCCTGGCACGGCGGTTGGAGTCTTCCGATTCATCACGCTCTATCGTCAGGTTGCTACCGGACTGTAAACCATGAGAGATCATGAGGTCAAGCGGATAACTCGGTTTCGTGGTCTCCATCTCAATGGGGAGGAAGAGGTCTGTCCGTTAGACTTCTCCCTCTCCTGTTCTAATCTGGAGTTTACTAAAAGAGGATTCAGGACAAGGATAGGTAGCACCCTCGACTATTCGATTGCCAGTGTTCGTAGAGCTGCAATCTTCCGTATCCCAGGACAGGCACAGAGACTTCTTATCCTCAATAGCGTAGGAGAACTATTCGACTCGACAAACCTTGGCGTGCCTATCCTGACCATCGGCGCAATGACCGACTTCTCAGTGGTAGTGATGTATGGTCGTGCTTATATCACCCCCCATGATGGTAAAGTCGGATTGCCTGGAGAGATAGTCTATGTTTACACTGGGGCAGGAACCGCCAGACCCGCAGCAGGAACTTCTCCGACAGGCTTTACTCTTACAGCTGCGAACTCTCCTAACTCTGGAAAGGTTGAGGCTGGAATTCATCTCATTGGGGTATCCTATATTACCAATACGGGATTTATTACAAAGCCCTCAGGATTTGTTTCTATTACAAATATTGGGGCCAGGAAGCTTGACATTAGTAACATCGGAACCGGACCGGCTTATGTCGTTGCTAGAGTGCTTGTATCTACTAAAATCGTTGCAAGCTTTAATGGAGACTTCATTAACCAGACTTACTATCTCATCCCTGGCGGACAAATAGACAATAACGTCTCAACTACCCTCACTGTCGATTACTACGATGCGGACCTAGTTCAGGATGCCTCCTTCCTCCTTGAGCAATTGGAAGAGATCCCTGCTGGAGTTTGTATCACGAACTATAATAGTCGGCTTTGCGTGGGCGGATCAGACGCTGAGCAATCAACTGTTTGGATTTCTAAGAAGGGTGATCCTGAGTCTGTAGATGCAGCAGAAGGATTCCTTGAAGTCAATCCTGGTGATGCGGGAGCTGGCGTCAGGAATATGTATACCTACAGAACTCAGCTAATTATCAACAAGAGTCAGCGAACTTACTACACTGTTGACAATGACCAGAATGCAGTGTTTTGGAAGCCAGATAATCTTGATGCTTCCCACGGTTCTGAGTGTCATGGTGTAGGAAAGATTCTGGACTTTGGTGAGACCATTGAGGACAAGACCATTGTAGCGACTCGCTCTGGTCTTCGTCTATTCAATGGCACATACGCAACGATTCCCCTCACAGTCAACATTGACGATCTGTGGAGCAGAATCAATAAGAAATACTTCCACACTGTAGAGGTAGCTGTCGATTCTGAGCATTCTATGATCTATGTGAATGCTCCAATTGATGGGCAGACCTCTCCTAGTGTCGTCTTAGTTGGCGATTTTAAGGAAGGCCTAGACAGTGAGAACATAAAGTGGTGTCCTTGGTCATTTCCAATCTCGGCTCAGACTATCGTAGTCGATGAGACCTTCGCCACAGAAGAACCAGTATTGAAGATTGGAGCCTATACTGGGAATATCTACAAGATGGATCCGACTGCTACTTCAGACTTTGGGTATGCAATTGATAACTTCTATCAGTTTGCTTTAATCCCGAGTGACCTAGCAGAAGATACAGAGGAAGGAATATATCATTTCGCTGGTGTCATACTAAACATCAATGGAGCAGGGGATCTTCTCATTAGTGGTAGGAATCAGAATGCAGCCTCCTTATTTACTGCCACTCCGATTACATTATCAATCGTCAAAGGAATAGACGAGGCAAGATTATTCGATTTTACAGGACAGAAATGTTCTATACTCATCCGCATGGCTTCAATCAATGAATACATGATAGTTAGTAAGTTCGGACTCCTGACCACTTGGCTCTGGGCGGACCATGCCTGATATTAGTGCCAAAGTATTAGGCGAAATTGCTCCTATTAGGCGTGAAGATCCGCGTCTCTATAATGCTTTGGAGTTGCTCAATAAGCAGGTCCTTAGCCTTACAATTGACGTAGAAGGTTTGGATGCTTCGACTAGCCTGGACCCGACAGGTGGAGAGGAACCACCGGATACTCCTACAGGTTTCACTGCTTTCTCTACTGGGAGGGCAGTTCGTTTCAATTGGGTGGCTACAGTCGGGGCTACATTTTACGAGGTAAGACAAGGGTCATCTTGGGATTCTGCATCATTCAAATTCAAGACGGTTAACACTCAAGCTGACATAGACCCTCTCCTATACGGGACTTATATCTTCCTTCTCAAATCGATAGACTTAGACAATAACTATTCTGAATCTGCGATCGCTGTAGGATTCACAGTTCCTCTTATCTCTGGCGTCCCCATTTCGCCACAGGTAATTGACAACAACGTCCTTCTCTATTGGACTGAGCCGCCATCTACATTCATCATCGACCATTATGACATCTATAAGAACGGGACAAAGATTGGAAATTCTCGAGGGACATTCGCATCAGTCTTTGAGTCAACCGCAGGAGTCTACACCTACAAGATCATCGCAGTTGATATCGCAGGGAATGAGAGCGCTAACTCAGAAGTATCAGTAACAGTTAACCAGCCGCCAGACTTCATCCTTGAAGCTACCCATCTTAGTATTTTTGACGGGACCCTCAACAATGTAATCTTGGAGACAGGAACAGGTATCCCCGATAAATTGGTAGGTCCGGTCGATACATCCAAGACCTGGTCTGACCACTTTACGGACAATAGCTGGACCACTATTCAAGATCAGATTGATGCGGGCTATCCCTATTATGGGCAACCCTCGAAAACAACAGGAACTCCTCCAGGTTACTATGAGGAGAAGATTGATTTTGGAACCATCTTCTCGGCTACGATTGCGACGGCGACCTTCAATTTCAATCAGGTCCATGTCGGCCATGACGTTACAATCGTTGTCAAGATGGCCTGGTCGGATGATGACATAACTTATACCTCCTTCACATCTGGCGCGGTTCAGTTTGTGACGAACATGCGCTATTTGAAGGTGAGGCTAGAGTTCAATCCGGCAGATGATCATGCGTTGATTGAAGTCTTCAACTTTGTCGTTACCATCCAAACCAAACGTGAGAATGATGGCGGCGAAGTAGATGCACTCTCAACGGATGTAGGTGGAACATCAGTAGCTTTCACTAAGGACTTCAAGGATATCGAAACGGTTACTGCTACAGTGAAAGATATCGTGCAGTATATCGTAGTCGTAGATTTCGTCGATGTGCCAGACCCAACAGGTTTCTCAGTCTACGTTTTCAATACGGCAGGAACTAGAGTCTCCAAAACTGTTGAGTGGCACGCAAGGGGAGTCGTATGAAGATTAGCCTAGACATTCCAGACGAGTTCGTTCCAGGCCTCACGATAAAGCTGGATAAGCATAATCAGGACAAAGGTGCTAGCCTTACTCTTGATGAGTTCATATCTTATCTACTTGGTCAGTGGGCACGGCACGCGGTCACTAAGGACCGAATGTCCAGGTCCAATGAGGTCACGAAACTTGTCAGTGGCCTCTCAACTGATCAGCTAAATGAGATAAAGGCAGCATATGGACCTGGCAACAAGCCCTGACGAACTGTTCATGCTTATCGGTAGTCGTGAGTTTACGATTTATCGACAACAGAAACGTATTGAGGAGCTAGAGGAAAATGCCCGGAGACTGGAACAAGCCCACAACGAGCTCCTTATACAATACCGAGGTCTTACAGAATCTCCACCTGAAGGACCTGGACGCGATATCCCTCTGTCTAGCCGACCCGACGAATATGGTGGACGGGATGATCAAGCTCGTCCGTTCGCCAAACGTAAAATTCCAAGAGAGAGCTAGTGGAGCGTGGAGCGATCGAATTCTTTCTGTTGCTGGCGGTGGGACAGGTTCTACTACTTCCTCTGATGCTCGCACGGCTCTGGGCCTTGGCACGATGGCCATCCAGAATAGCTCTGCTGTCAGTATTAGTGGTGGAACTCTCGCTGGTGATGGTGCTGGCCTTACTAATCTAGCTGCACCCAATGTAGCTACAGGAAATTTCAATCCTCAGAGGATGCCAGTCGGTGGATCATGGGCTACCCTCACAAGTAATCTAGTCGTTCCGGGGCATAGATTCTCAGTTGCAGGATTTGGAGCCAGTATCGTTGGAAGTGTGGGAAGTCCTGCATCTCTAGTCGATACTGACTTCGTGATGGTTGCATTTCACACTCCAGCTACTCTCCCTAGTCCATCAGGTAGAGCGGGCGCAATCTACGTAGTTAAGAGGTGGTCCGCAAGTGATATAGTCGTGAACTGTTCAGGCGGTGCGACTATTGATGGGGTCAGCACTTATACACTACGTAGAGATTTCGAAACTATTATGGTGCAGACCAATGGCACCGATTGGTTTATCATTGGTAAATCAGGAGGAGGCTCTGTGCGAGACATATTCCATGGCGATGTCTCATTCGGCACTGGTGACTTGACTCATGATTCAACAGTCACCTGGGAGGGTGGAACGCCCGCGTCAATCGATGAAATCTCTGTTAACTTCGGGGGACCTGCGGCGTCGGATGGAAACGGAAACGCAAGCTGGTTTGTCGGTTACGAATGGATCAGCACTACTGTCATTCGATTCTACAAGACAAAGGGTGGTGGAACTGGAACTGCCCCTCTCGCATCCGCTCATTATTTCACGGCGTTCTGGCATGACGGTGTGTCGTAATGGGGCAAGACATACTCCTACTCCTGATTGGAGCGTCCGTTAGCATCCTTATCACGGTCGGTTATCACAAAGCGGTCATTCAAAGAGCAGTAAAAGACATAGAAGATTTAGGTAAGAAGGTTGATATGCTCGAAGCAGATCTCGAGCGGACATATGCTAGGAAAGATACCATCCAGGTTGAGTTGGATAGTATTAGAGAAATGCAGGAGAATCTGGCTGAGAGTCAGAAAGAGATAGTTGTTGACGTGAAAGCCTGCACAGTCTTAGTTAATCAGGTCCTAATCAATCTAGCAGGAATTTCGTCAAGTAGAGGTAGAAGCCGTGAGACTTAGGGAGTTTCAAGATTCAGACATCCCTCGTATCAGTGCTATCTGGGAGAAGCATCATTCGACGGACCATTCTCTACCAGATCGTCAAAACTCCATAGTTGATGCTGTGGTAGAGGATGACGCTGGAAACATCGTAGCCTATGGACAGGTCAAACTGTTTGCAGAGGCCATGCTATTCCTCGATTTTGATTCGTCGAAATTAGCACAAGGCGAGGCCATCAAGCTACTCATGCAAGAGGCGTTCAGGGGCACGAGAGAGTTTAGATTGAAAGATATCTATGCTTTCATCAAAGACCCTGCATTCGCTGATTTGATAGAGCGGCATTTCGGTTTTCAGAGGACTGCGTATCCTGGTGAGCTTCTTCTCAGGAGACTTGACTAATGGGTGGGGGCAAAGAGCAAAAGAAGACCAATCAGATGTTGGATACGAGTGCTGCGACCCAGAACAGGGAACATACTGAGGATCGTGGCGCAATTCAACAGAAACAGACTGAGGCCGATACTACATCCGCTGAATCTCGGAAAGGCTTCGAGGATAATCTGGCGGACTTCAAGACTCGCGACTACTCTCTTGGTGGAAGTTATCACAGCGATTACAATCCAAACTTCACCAGGAAGTATATGGAGAACTTCGCCGAGACAGGTGGGGTAGATCCAGCAACCTTCGATCGATGGCGTGGTGGGGGAGTCTACGATGAATTCTCCAAGACCGGAGGAGTTTCAGAGGGAGACAAAACCAACATCCGATCACGAGGCGCATCAGTTATTCCTGCCTATTATGATGCAGTCAACCGAGACGTCGACAGGGCTGCACTGGTCGGTGGAAGGATGGGTCCGGGTGGTCTCGCGCTCAAGGCCAAGCTCGCCAGAGAAGGAGCAGCTGCCTCTGCCGATGCCGTTCGGGACACAGAGCTAGGACTTTCCGATACGATCAATAAGGGTAGGATGTGGGGAACGGAAGGGATGAGTCGTTCCGAGTCTGATCTTCAGGGTGCCCTCCAGCGTGGTAAGATGTTTGGCGCTGAGGGTATCAAGGGGATTGAAAGTGACACAAATAACATCCTCTCCAATCAGTCCATGTTCAATGCTGGTCAGGACTTCGGGCAAGCGAGATTCAATAGCGGCGTCACAAGCGACAGGGACAAGACTGCTCTTGCCGCTGAAGGTGCCCTCTACGATTCAGACCGAGATTACAGCATGGGTCTGGAAGGTCTGGGCTTGGACGAGCGTAATAGCTACAATGCAGGACAGGCTGCGCTTATCCAGAATCGAATGGGTAACAACCCGAAACGCGATTGGTTCGGCACTATCATGGGTGGTGCTGGTCCGATCATCGGTGGGATTGCAGGTATCTAAATGATCACATCCCCAATCGCCCAAACCCGACTCAGAAGCATCTTCGGTCGTCGTCCCCCTATGAGTGAAGGTCAGATGGGGAGAGAGCAACCGATGGATGAAGTTCCACGGCCAAACGCTGATCCTGGAATGACTCCTCCTGTTACTCGGCAGACTCAGCAGGGCCAACAGCCTGGAGCTGAATTCTACGATGCTGTTCTCCGTGCTCGTGGAAATATGCCTATCACATCACAATACAAAACAGAGCTAGGACAGACACCAGTCAGAGAAGACTACAAACCCTCAGGCTGGAGGAAGCTCGCATCGGCAGCCGCAGGTGGGGCGATGGGAATGTCTGGAGATGCAAGAGGTGGGGTCGAACTCGCTTCAAACATCAACAACTCTCCCTATCGTAATGCCATGACAGACTATTCAACTAAGCTCGCCACTCTTGAACGTGGGGCTGGCTTGGAACAAAGAGACGTGGACAATGAGACAGACGCAATCAATAACGCGTATCGGCTTGGTCTCACATATCAACAGTTCTTGCACAAGAAGGACATTGACGAGCAGAATGCTGACACCGCTGGTCGTCGCGTCGATGTGGATGCTCAGAGGGCTGATGCCTATGATCGCTACGTCGATAAATCAGTATATGATCAGGTCCAGAAGCCTACGGGAGTTCTGTTCGTCAATAAGAACAACCCGACCGATACTCGATTCATCCCCGGCGAAACCATCGCTTCCGTCAACGCCCAAACACAAAAGGGATTCCTTGGAGTAGGTCAGAGGAATGCCGGGACAGCAGCCCGAAATGCAGACACTAATGCGCTCCGTGCTACGAATGACGTTCAGATGGATCGCGAGAACTTGGCTCTTCGTCAAAGACAGGTCCGCGTAGCCGAGCAGAGAGTTGCGAAAATCACAGGCGCCAATGCTACTCAGGTCGCGTCGGCAAGGCAGACCGCACTGAGGAATATGGCTGCCGATCCAGCTTACAGAGATACTATCCAAACCGGCGACTTCCCTGACCTCAAGGGGGATCTCGAGCCAGCAGAATTCGATGATGCCATCAAGGAACTCGAGGATCGAATGGCAGAGATCCTCAAACCGGGGTCAGGCCAATCTGATGACGACAATGACATGGAGGAATTCTAGATGCCCTCCGAAACAAGAGAACAGCGTCGGCAAAGGAGACTGGCAGCTGCCTCCCAAGATACTGGGAGCAATCAGAGTCTTCGAGATTATTCTGCTATGGGGCTTAGGGGCGCTAGTGGGTTTGTGCCTGGAGGTCCGTGGGGTGCTGTGGCTGGTGGACTTGCTGAGACTGGTGCTCAATATCTAGAAGGCAAGGGATACAGCCCTGCTAGGATTGGAACAGCTACCGCTCTAGGATTCATCCCATTCGGCAAGACTGCATCCTTTGGGCGTGGGATGCTCAAGGGTGGAGTGATGGGTGTCGGTTCTCAGCAAGCATTCTCACAGACGGACCGAGGTCTCCACATTCCTGATGCAATGGAACTCTCCAACGAAACCCTCCCGGCAGCGATGGGTGGAGCAGCAGGTGGTGGAGTCGGTGGAGCAATTGGTGCTCGTGCAATGTCGAGGGCCAAGACCATTCCTCCGCCAGCTGACATTCCATTAGAACCAGTCGAGCCATTCACCAGGAAGCCAACTGCTATGAGGTCTTCACCGGAGGATCTCGACAATGTAAGGAGGGCAGTTGGTCCTGAGCTTCGAGAGTGGCGTCGTAATCCACAGTCTTTCGATGCTCAACGTGCTCAGGCTCTTGCAGATAATCTCCATCAGTCGGGTGCTCCGAATGCTATGGAGCTTGCCGAGGAAATCTACAGGAAATTTTCAGACGCAAAGGTTAGCCAATTTCGACCAGATGAACCGGGTCGTGGTGTTGTAGGAGATCGTCTCAAGTCCTCCCCAAGAGAAGAGACTATTCCAGAACGAGATCCGGGAGTAACCGGTCACGTTGGAACTAGGGCTCGCCTTGAGGGAGTGGATGAGTTTGGTGGGGGCACATACTTCAGTCCAAGTAATGCTCCTGTCAAGCCGATGCGATCCTCAGCAACTAGACCAGTAAAGATGAAGGGAGCAAAGAGAAGTGGGAAAAGTAGTGCGCCTCAACGACCTTTCGCCCCTCCAGTATCAGAGACTCCAGCGGCATCTGCTCCTCCAAAGGCTCAAAGAACTTCTGGAGTATCGCCGATTCCAGATGTTGACGATCCAGCAAGGCCATATGCATCCGCTCCTGCAAAAGATCTCGAATTTCTCGCTTCTCAAGGAGATACCCGAGCGATCTCTGAAATTGATCTCCGGAAGGTTGGACGCTCGTCAGGAGTAATGGATGAAACAGGAGAAGCCGGAGTCAACGTCGGACGCACTAAGGCTTATAATTCTTACCTCAAGGAGTGGGGTAAGGACGGTGAACTTGGAGAGGCTGGGGAAAAGCCACCTCTACTCGATGATCTCGTCTCTTGGCGCGACCGAATGTATGACATGGGTGCATCAGGAGCTGAGATTGATTCCGCTACAAGGAAAGCATTCCGCTCTGGGGTTTCACCTGCAAGATTCGATAATCTGTATGAATTGAACGACCATATCAGTAGGTCAGGTCAGGCTCCAACTGGAAGAGCAGGCCGATCATCTCTCATGCATCTGGCAGTGGATGAAATGGGTGCGGCAGGAGATGTAGCTGGAGCTAGGACAAATCTACCAGCCTCAAACAATGTTCAGCGCACGAACAAATCACGCCCTTTCAGCGACCGCTTCAGTAAGCCCATGTCCCGGAGCCTGAAGCGAGCAGATGCGCACACTCCGGGATTCGCTGGGAAGTTTGGCGATTGGGTCAATGGAAGAAGAGCGACGAGAGCGGAGGGGATGCTCAAGGCTAAGGAATTCAAAGACCTGGATGCACAGGGAATCGAGGGAATCAAGCAGTTCCAGGCAGGTATCAGGACAGGGAAGTATGCAGATGTTCAGAAGTATTTCGATGAGAAGCATGTTCAGGTTGAGCAGTCTGGTATCCGCTTAGGCTTCAAGGAGAATTACCTTCCACAACTCTGGGAGAACTCTGCCGATGAAGTCTTTGCCGCCGCCAGAAAGCTGGGACTCAAACCCCGATTCACTCTTCAGTCTGTTCTTGAGAATTATCAGGCAGGTATCAATGTCGGACTCAAACCGAAGTTCAAGAGCATCTCAGATCTCGTTGGTTGGTATGAGAAAACAGCTAACAAGGCTATGGTCGATCGTCAGTTCTTCGACTATCTCAAGCAAAACAATCTCATACAACCCAAGAGTAAGGCTCCTGCAAATGGAACTTGGGAAGCTCTCGATCCAGATCATTTCCCTATCCAGAAATTTCAGGCTAAGGGGAAGGAATTTCAGGGAGTCCTTATGGCTCCTAAGGAAATTGCAGGGAATATCAATAACTACCTTCGTGAGCCCCAGAATAGAGTTCTCGATTGGACGTCGGACGCAGCATCGCTTTCTAAGAACTACGCCATGTCCGCCGGAGTCCCAGGGACGGGTATCAACGCTCACGGTTTCAACATTCTTGCCCGTAACATTATGGGTAAGGGTCTGCTCAAGGGGGGAACCGAAATGGCCGGTTACATGGTCAACCCCAAATCAGCAGCCCGAGACCTTGAGGGGTTGATGCAGACTGCTCCGGCTGCCATGAAAAATGGCTTAACTCTCACAACGGAAGGGTTCGAGCTGGGGCAGAACAATCTCAAGGAATTGGTATCGAGTCTGGGAGGGAAAGGCAAAATCACTGACAATCGAATCCTCGACTTCCATACCAAGTATTTCGAGAAGCCTCTGTTTCATGAGATCATCCCGGCTCTCAAGTTGAAGTATTACAATCAGTTTAGTAAGGAGCTCCTAGCCAAAGGGATGAGTCCAACCGAGGCTGGTAGAGCAGCAGCAGAAGCGACCAATACCCTCTACGGAGGAATCAATTGGGAGGCAATGGGACGCAACAGAGACGTGCAGAACCTCTGGCGCACCATCTTCCTCGCCCCCGATTGGTTCGAGACTAATGCGAGGATGGGTCAGGGAATGGCGCAAGCTATGATCGACCCGAATACACCACAGGGGAAACAGTTTGGACGAGTTGCCAAGAATATCCTCATCGCCTATGTCGCGGCCAACGTGGCAAATGTCGCTTCCTCTGGTCATCCCATGTGGGAGAACCCTCCAGGACACACGCTTGACGTGCAGCTCGGAATGTCAGGGGATAGAAACCGCTACCTCCGTCCATTCGGAACGGCAGCTGATTTTCTCAGGTTGCCACTGGATACGATGGTCGCGGCGATAAAGGACAAAGACATTGGGCAGGGAGCTAGGATCGCAAAGAACAGACTGTCCATGCCCATTAGCTCAGCAGCAAATCTCCTGCTCAACGTAGATGATTTCGGCAAGCCAATTACTGGTCGAGATGTCTACGGTAGGAAGATCCCAATGCAGCAACAGGTCGCAGGCGTAGCGAACGAGGTAGTGGGACCATTCACTCCTCAGTATGTCAGGAATCCTGCTTTGTATGCAACTGGTCGTCAGAATGCGGAGCAGGCAATTGCGGGAACCGCTGAAAGCCCACTCCGCTATGCAAAACCACCGAAGAAAGAGGGTAGGACTAGAAGCAGGGTAAGGTCACGTCAACGTTAAAGGAGTTGAAATGAGTGCAATGCTTTGGAGAATTATCATCGCTGTCATTTGCGTGATCATCGTTTACACCCTGATCCCACCGTTCTCTCGGATCATTGGGTTTGGCGTATCAAGCGACGTGATGACGATTCTGAAGGTTTGTATTGCAGGATTGGCGGTCCTCTATGTCATTAAAGGACCACCTCCCCTTAGCATCCCCTAGTCGTTCCCCAAATCATGACGAGGACAAGGAGTAAAATCCAAAGCCTCGTCATTGTCACTCTAGTGGCGGCAGGTCAGCCACATTACTGACCACCTCAATCTCGACGGAAGGACCAGACGCTAGATGACAGGCAGTGACGCCTTCACAATCTAGAAGTGCTAGGACCAATCTGTTAGCACGGTCCTTTGCTACTTCCGATTCCCTATCATCGACCTCCATCGCAATCGTGAATTTGAATCCCATTAGTTCTCCTTCTCCAGTTTGTTGGCTTCCTCTCGCTTCTCGCAAGCCATCTGATGGTAGTGAGCGCGGCGTTCAGGTGACACCCAGTTCTCTGATGAAGGACCATCTGTAGCACTTACACTCTCCTCCATCCGATCAGCAGCAGCTCGAAGTGCTTTGATTTTCTCTTCTTTAGTCATGATTCTTTTTTCTCCGCGATAGTTTTTTCATACCGCTGAATGACGATTGGTTCCAGATACCACCAGACCTCCATCTTACCCTCGACTCGTTTCGCTTCCTCTCTGATTGCCTTCTGTGCTTTTAAACTCTCCGCAATCTTGTCGAGCTCAAACATATCAAAATACTGCCAGTGCTTCTGACCCATCGCGATCCGGGTCATGCCGTAGTCACTTTCCTTCCGACTAAGCAACTCCCTAATAAACACCGCAGTTCCAGGTGCCGCTGCCGACTTACCACCGGAAGTCATCGCAACCTTACGAGCGCCAGGAACGAAATCCTGACAGGCGATGATCGCTTCTTTTATGTCTCCAATTTCGAGTCGAAGGTCAAGCCCCCTTGCCAGTGAGAGGAGCATGGCTGTCTTAAGGATATGATCATGAAGTCGCTCGATAGTCCCTGTGGTGTCACTATACTCACCCGCCGAGAACTGTGTATACCAACGGTCGTAGAGTTCCTTTCCGTCATGACTCCAAACGAACTGACCTTTAACTTTTGAAATCTTGAAAAGGTGCTCAGACAATAGATTAACGTCTGGTATGTGGTCGGGACGTGATGTGAGAGAATTAACACCCGCTTTCTTGTCCGCGTGGATAATGAATGTTCTAGCGACAAATCCTCCGCCCATTGCATTATCAGGGACAGCATCCTTGAAATGGACCTCGTTTGACGCCCCGAGGAGTGAGATACAAGGATTCTTGAGTCGCTCATCTCCAGAGCTTTTGGTGATGTTTTCCCATTGGGGGTTGTAGTGTCCGTCATATAGGTCCGTGAGAATTGTTAAAGCCGCGGGATCCTCTACGATGAAAGACGCGAACTCGGAAGTATTGAAATATCCGATAGCATCTACAATCGGAGGACCACCATTCGGCTTGGTGATTGACGACTTGAGTTTCGAAAGAGCTGCCTGAATCGTTAACCGACCAGAGAAAATCCTTGTGTTGTCTACGCATTGAACTAGCTGCTTAGCCAGCGCGACAGGCGGCCCCTTTCTGATCCCCGACTTCCCGATAAGTAGCACATATATGTTAGGATATAACTTATACATGAACTTATCGAGATGCACCTGATTATTTACGACAGCAGAGATAGCCGAGAGACCTGCCCAATACCAGTATTTCCTTGGGCTCTCCGACGATTCTGTTGCCTTTAGTAGTTGGTTTATCCAGCTCATGCAGCCGCCGGTAGATGGTATTCGTGCATATACTTACATCCGGGACAGCCCCTGATTTTGCACTCTTTGAGATTCCTACCAATCTTCGACTCTGCAGGGATGACAATCTTCCCCCTTGGAATCGTGCAGTTGGCAAAGTCGATAGGAACCTCAATTTCTCTATGGATCATCTCCACATACATCGGCACATACTCTGTCTTGATTAGGGCGTAGAGTGCGTCATGTGCCTCAGTAGCAAAGATAGACTCGAATCGGGTCATCTTGTTGTAGATGCCCATATCTCTCAGCTTGTCTTCAATCCGTAATCCTGCATGGCGGAGGTGATCGGGAACTGTTGACTGAGGGATATGGGCGTAAGCCTCTTTATCGAGATCGTGACCTGGAATTCCAAAGAATTGTCGATAGCGACCAAATGGGTTGACGAGAGTTCTTTGGTTAGTTCGGAGAGCTTCCCTAACTGACCAATGGAATCCTCCGTCAGCTCTAATCTTAGGGGAATAACGATGGAATTGCTCAAGGATTTTACCCGCCTTCCATTCTGAGATGCTGATGTTTATGTTAAACTTCTTCGCGTCCGTGTTGACGATCTGCATGAGCCGCTTCTTCTGCATGTCATAATTGCCTGCATGTCGAGTAGTCTTCCCGATGAAGCGCAGCTCAGGATAACGGACTTTAATAATGTGTGGTTCCTCCGCCAAACCGAATATCCATTTAGCTGTGAGCGAGTGGATATCCTCACCACGATTGAAAAGGTCCAGTGTGCGTTCGTCGTTACCAAGCAGAGCAACAATACGAGCCTCTGCCTGAGACATATCGGTTTCCACGATCGTATAACCATCATCTGCCTCGTATTCCGATCGAACTTCTGGACCAAACTCTCCATGTTTCGTTAGCGTTTGCGCGGCGTGCCCTTTTTTACGAGGTCTGACAGGTGGCTTGAGAATTCCAGTAGCACTACGTCCTGTCTCAGTCCCGCAGATTTTGTAGCTAGTCCGCATGCGACCGTCGTAGTCAGGCTCAGAGATGAAATAAGTTCCGAGAGCTTTCCTAATTCTCCTGTAATCAAGTATCCGTTCCACTGTTCGTTTATGGACTGGATTTTTACAGTTATTAGCTGCAATTGCGACAAGAGAATCCTCATCTGTTGATTCACGCGGGGGAAGCATGAAGGATTCAATACCATCGCTATCTGCTGTCGACTCGTATCGTCCCGTCGCTTTGTTTGGCTTTCCGAATAGGAGCTTGCGGATTTGGGGATGGGAATTGTAGTTGATGTCTCCACCTGTGAGCGAGTCGAGCTCTGCTTGGACTTCTTGTAGCTTCTGCGCATATTCAATCACCAGTTCTGTCTGGCGCTCCTTGTTATGTAGATAGCCTACGTTCTCCATCCGACGGTAGAAGTCGTGGAGTCGCATTGTATAACCAAGAACAAAGGTCTCGAACCAGTTAGGGAATCCGGGAACGACAAGCTCTTGACTCTGTTTGATAAACTCTGTGAGGAGTGCGTAAGTAACGACGCAGTCCCTGGCGTTGTAGCGCAGGAAGTTGAGGATGGATTCTTTTCCACCATACTTAAACTCCTTACCGTCATCCTTGTGGAAGGGGAACTTAGTCCAAAGACTCTGATGAAAGGCTAACTTCTTCTCCCACTCAGGATAGAGATTGTGGGCCATGATCATAATGTCGGCCCAGAACGTCGGAATCTCGAAACGGCAACAGTGAGCTAATGACTGGTGGTCAAACTTGAAGTTCTGTCCGACTATCTTTATGTTCTCATGCCCTGGATAACGACCCGCAAGGAATTCACTGACCATCTTCCACATGCGAACGAGGACGCTTTTCGGGATTCCTTGAAGATTTTGCCATGACATGACGTCGAGGAGCGGTATCGAAGCCCCGTGCCAGTCGTTAAACGCAAAACCGATACATACAGGGATCGCTCTAACAACCTCGATGTCGCACGTAGCGTAAAGACTACCCCTGTATTTATCGAAGAAACGCTCAAGCGCAACGTCGTCTCGGATAATTTCCAGGTCTGGCTGCGGGATGTCATATTTAGGACTCCTGCTTTCCTCTAATGCACGCGCGAGGTCCATTCGGAAAACGTATTTAAATCTGGGATTAAGTCCTCCTCTGGATCCTGAGGATTCTTTTCCGGCGAGAGCTCTAAGGAGAGCGGCTGGATGAATGTGAGGGACAGCTTTCCGGTTGAGGTGGAGTGTAGGCAGTATTGATCCTCGCCAGGACATAATCCCAGACTCACCACTCCCCTTACCCGTAATAGCCTTAAGAGCGAGGTTGCCAAGTGGAACAATACAGTTCGACTTAATGTCGCCCATCTCGTGCCAAAGCTGGTCGATCCCGTCTTCGATCTTATGACCTGTCTCAGCGGCCCGGGAGATATCGTTATTCGGTGGCCTCCATTTGAAGACGTTTGTGCGGTAGCAATCATCAAGTCTGACTTCATAGCCTAATACCTCCTTGGAGATTTCCCTTAACTGTTCATCGAGGAACTTCCCAGAGGGTCCGTAGAGGGGAATGCCATACTCATCCTCTTTGGCACCGGGGGATTCTCCAACAAACGTGAGGGGTCCATCTGATGGTCCATAACCACCAACATAGTTCAACCCAGGAACATAGTGGTAGCTCATTGGAACCTATTGAATACTCGCCGAATGATGTATGACCTGATTATCGATGTGACAGAAAATATGATCACAGCAAGGATATTCGTCCTCGCCGGGATAATAATCCCAAAGAAAGGATAGAGTGTGAACTGGATGAACAAGGCGAGCAGGAATCCAGCCAGGAGATTGGCCGTAGACTCGGCAGCGGATTCTGTCCTTGTCTGTCCTAGTCTAGATTCCGCAGCGTAGAGAGTATCGTCCGATAGTTCAGGGACGTAAACAATCTTTGCTCGACCTATTGAGAATCCTCTCTCCTCTCGATCCATTTCCTCGTGGAAATCAAGAGCCTCATTCATTTCAGCACGATGTCGGTCACAGATCCAATGGGCTTCAGGATCACAGCCACAAGGTTGAGAACTCATAACTCCTGCACCTTCCGATAGATCTCCTCAAGCCAATCCTCCTGCTTGAGTGTGAGTTTACGACCGGCCTGTCTCTGAGTGCTGACAGATTCAACGAAGTCAATTTCCTTCGCTGTCATCTTCTCAAATTCATCCTCGAGGTAGTAGATCCAAGTGTCCCATTTGTCAGATTGGACACCCATCTCCTGTTTAGGACCTTGGTTTGGGATTCTGATTGGCATCGTCTACACCTTTATCCCTAATCTGGCGCACCCTTTCTCGTAGGTCGCCCTGTCCCTTTCAATTATGATCCACTTCCGCCCGAGGGACTTGCAAGCTGCGGCGGTGACGAACGATCCCCCAAATGGATCGAGGATAATGTTACCCTCATAAGATATATCCTGGAGATAATCTTCAACCACAGATACGGGCTTCTCGTTTGGGTGGATGAGCTTGGTTGCAGGAACAATCGGCCGTCGCTTAAACGAAGAAACTGCTGTAGGGTGGACCATTGTCGGGTTCCCTTTGACAGCCACAACCACAAACTCAAAGTCACGATCATATTCCCAAGGACGGACCCCTCGACGGGATAGAGCGGATTCTTTCTGCCAGATAGAAGGAGTCTTGGAAACTGTAAATCCAATTCTCTCCAATTCTCCCTTGGTGTGAACCACATCATCACCATCGCCGGGTAGATCGGTCCCACAATAGTAGTGGTAGTCGTCGAGGCCACAGAAAAAGAGAAGAAAGCTATTGCTCTTGAGGACACGATAGACCTCCTTAAAGACTGGAAGTGTCCGTTGATCGAGGGTAAGGGACTTGTCGAAGAACTTGATCCAAGGTGGGTCGGAGACGCAGTGGTCGAAGGTCTTGTCCTTGAAGTGCTTCAGGATCTCGACCGAGTCCCCACAGAAAGCTTCGTTGTAGGACTCCTCCGTCGGCATGGCAGCTTCGATGGCAGAGGTCATACGACGAGCTTCGACTCTCGCAAGCTTCACCGCAGTCCTACGGTCGGTTACATTCCTCAGAGAGGGAGACCGTGCAACTGCCTGGGCGAGCATGAGATCCTCTGAGATACCACCGAGTGCCCGACCTAGCTCTGTCGCAGTGTCCCTGATACCCCAACGTGGTTCGTCTGCCTTGGGTCGGCCACGCTCAACTGGTTTCTCGGGGTCCATCCCGACTTCTCGTTGCTTCAACTGGTGGAGAGTCTGGACGAGAGCAGCTTGATCCCACCACGCCAGATTAGTTCGCTTGAGATTCTCGTGGAGCCGGACGATATTCCCATGGATCTCGTCGACGTTCCGAACCTCCGCCTCGATCTCTGCAAGCTCTAGGATCTTATGAGCTTGTATCCTCTTGTCACCGGATACCAGAGCATAAGGCTTTCCCCCAATGTTCAGCGGGCGAACAATAATGGGATGACTCATTTGATGCTCTCGGATGCTCTCCGCGAGTTCTTGAATCTCCTTAGCTCTGTCTTCTGTCTCGGCGGCTGGTTCGACGATCTCAATGTCAGCTATCGGTATCTTCATCAGTCCTCCATTGGCTCAGCTTTAGTCTCAATATGCCTATCTCCTTAATTCAAACCTAACAGGTCTCAATTAAAGAGAGGGAAGGGGATGATTAGTCCCCCTCCCAATCTACCTACTCTTCGACGTCCTCGTCTTCTTCATCGTCCGAGTCGTCGTCATCATCGTCATCGTCGTCGGAGTCCTCGTCCTCCTCATCCTCGTCTTCCAGGTCGGTATCCTCGAGGTTTTCCGGATCCACCTGTGCGGGGTCGATCTCGTTCTCGTCTTCCTTCACCGCTGCGAAATGTCTCATGTGTTCTCTCCTGGTTATGGTTGCAGATGTTCTGAGATAATTTGCTGGTAGCTTAAACCTACTCGATATCCAGTCGCGCCTTTTCTGGGCCTACCAAGGATACCTACCTGCGCCCTCGTCTTATAGATATTCAGCCTTTACCGAGTGCGATGACCAGCAAATCAATTACTTACTCGAAACCCCCCGCCGAGACCGGAGCAGCCGACTCACCAGCACCCTTGACCGCCAACGGGTGATCCTTCGGCAACGGAGCCCAGTCCACGATGACGTTCTTCGCCTTCTCCTGGCCGTCCTTCCCACGGTCAGTCTTCCACTGCGCGAAGACGATGTTGCCGTTGATCTTCTCGAAGTCGTAGCGGGGATCGATGCCCGTGTCCTCCGAGAGAGGATTGGGAATGCCCTGGAGAGGACCGGTGGCGCGGACCAGAGGGTTGATGTTCTGGATGAACTTCTCCGAGAAGAAGCACTTGGTCGGGACGTTGGTCGCATCCCCCTCCTGCCCCGTCGCTTCCAGGGTGTAGTTGATGGACTCCTTGTCCTTGGCCAGCTCCTCCTTCGGGTCGTTGATCTTGGTCGCATACCAGCCCGGCTTGACGACCTTCTCCGCTTTGACTTCTTTGCTGCCGATCGAAAGCTTGATTGACATTTGTGTATTGTCCTTGTTGTAACGTGTTAGTGTGAACGTGTGACTCGCGTGTTTGTCCGGATGCGCAACCCCCGGTCTTGCTATAAAGTATCCTCCCCTCCTGAGACAGCTTCCCTCGCCGCCTGCTCAGCCGCGACAGCCGCTGCAATCTTCGCCTTGTCTTCCTCCAACTTGAGGTTGTGCTCTGCCAAGAATCCCTGGATCTGTTTGAACATCGGCAGATTGGTAATCTCGAAACGACCAGGGAGTGGAAGCGCCGACTTGCACAGGGTATCCTCTCCAGCAAGTGTGGTCACCCAACGCTTTGGAGGCATACCGATTCCGTTGAACTCCTTGGAGAAGTTGTATATCTCGTCGAAATAGGCAGGGACGAACGAAGGCGTCTTGTTGCCGAACGCCGTGATTGACTGCACCTTCTTGACGAGAGGATTGCCGTCAGCTCCACGCTCTCCTGTTATCTCTGTCTTATCAATGGGGTGAGCGGTAAAGATGACATGACAAGGGAGAACCTTCGCTAGTTCAATTGTCTCCAGGACGGCCTGAACCTCGCCGTTGAACTCGTCCCAGGTAGGCACCTCGATGAAGTTAGCAAGTTTCTTTCCCTTACCTTTGCCCTTCTTGTTGAGCTGATAACGAATGACGGTCGCGGTGTAGCTGGTGAGTGAGTCGATGACCATTGTGGAGAAGTCACAACGGTTTTGATATTCTTCGAATTCATCACAGAACTCCTTGAAGTCGATGTAGTCTTTCCGCCCCGGTGAGGGATAAGACCCTACGACCTTATACTGGATATCTCTCCGGTTGGGAAAGAATCGTTTGACCGGTGCCATGCGGTCGTCGAAAGCGTAGAACATGATTGGGCCAGGGAAAGACGCCGCACCTACTGTCTTCCCACACCCATTCGGTCCTACAAAGAGGCCAACGAACCGACCTCCTAGAACGATATCTGCTGTGTATGCCATTACTTTTTCTCTCCTGTAAACTCGCGGAGTCTTGCTTCATCCATCTTGATGTAGTCCGATTTGTCTCGCTTGGCCAATCTTCTCCAACGCCAGACCAGAAAAGCAGCGAGAGGAATAGCGATGAGAAATTCAGGTATCATTCTATCACCTTCCCCGCAAGAATGTCGTCGAGAAGCGTAGTGACTTCCTCAGTGGAGAGGATCTGCTTCTTCGTTTCGACCTTACCCGTCTTTCGATTGTAGGTAGGTCGATTACAGTCAGTGCAGTGGATCTTGACAATCTTGCGTGGAAAGAGGATAGCCTTCGTGATCTCGAAGACCTTGTCACACCGATAGCAAGTTGCCATCTGCCCGACGATGAATTCCTCCCGAAGATAGTGCGTGCATCCGGTGGAGACACACCGATAGGTCGCACTTGACCCATCATTCTTTGGTTGGATTCGACGATACTTATGCGGATGCTTCTTGGCTGGCATTTTGTCCTCTACGTTGAACGCATTTTCGGGTCGATGACTAAATGTGGATGACGATGTGGATGCTGTGGGACCTTGACCCAGATGATTGGCATCCTCGCACCCTCGATAAGTCCAGGAAGTTGACCTCTGTCTTGTTTGGTCGAAACTTCATCCCAGATTTGCCAAAGCTCATTACAATCTGAGACGTAACTTCCAGAAGAATAGAACTTCCCATTGGACTTAAAATAAGTGAGCTTAACATAGAACATTATTCTGGCTCCACTCCTGTCACGTGTGTTTGTTGCTGGTCTTTATCGAGTAGCTCATGTTGGGGACGAATGTGATACCAAGTCTGAAGCTTCACCTCTCGAACTGCCGGGATAGCTTTACAGACAGGCTTGAATCTACATCCAGAGAACTTGTTACAGGAGGTTCGATTACGTGGCCAATCAGGATGACCAGCAGCCTCCCGTTTGTGGCGTTCAATTGTCGCGAGGACCGACTTGATTACGTCAACTCGCCACTCCTCAATGATTGCCTTGCTACGGTAATTGAGGAAGATACGCCGGAACTTTTCTTCGTCCTTGAGGGAAGTCTGGAATCCCACCTTATTGACTACAATGTCATCCACGTCGAAAGCCCAGGCAGAACCCTCGAACTGATTGTCTAGCTCAGAGGGGTTCGTCTTCCGGCTCTCAGACTTGTGGTCCCAGACGGCCAGCGGATTATTCGGGAGAGTTGCGACTAAGTCTACGCGACCTTCCCAGAGAATTCGGACACCGTGAATCTTCTCTCCGTTAGGTCCTTCTCTGTCCGGAGTTTCGTATAAGATTCGAGAGAACGGCTCCTCCACAGCATGGACTGTAATGCCATCCTGTCGGTGATGTATGAGGGACTGTCGGGCAGCACCAATGGCTTCGTCAATCTCACTGACAGATATAGCGAGATCAACACCAACTCGTCGGCCCTTGTTAGTCGCTTCGTCAAGAACAATACCCTCACGTTCAGGGCTAGAGAACCAATTCTCAGTCATCTTCGCTTTGTAGTAGTGCGAGTGGACTGCATGAACAACTGTCCCCTGGTCGAGGGGTTTGTCGTTCTCGTTGACAGCCCAACGCCGATTGTATGTTAGGTTGTAAAGCTCCCAACAAGAGTCGATGACATTGATCTTGCTCGCTGAGACTGCAAAGACTATCATAGTCCTAATCTTCCAATTGGGCAGTTAGGATGATGCTCCCCAGTTTTATTGCACTCCCTACATTTTCCCTTTTCGTAAATCTTGTATAGGACTCGATTTCTAGCGCCCAATCCCAAGGCAAGACCGACTAGAAAGCAGAGAAATTGTAGGATTAAATCTACGATTAGCTCATTACTCATTTGCTGTTCCTTACCCACCAATCGCCGGTCTTATAACGACCACACTCTCTCATATCGTTAAAAGTCCAAGACATATTGCCTATTACAATCACTTTGCAATATGCGTGGGACTCTTGGACGGGATACTTATAGAATCCGAGAGTCATGAGTCCAATCATTGCCAGGAGAATGAAGATGAGAAGTTTCATCGTAGCCTATCCTTGATAGCTGACAGTTCCCACCTAATATCTCTCAAGATGCTATTTTGCCCACACTGTGCCATCTGAGCCATAGCGATAATGTAGAGCATAAGAGCAATAGCCCACAATGGACCTCTCATGATTCGTAATCCTCCATCTTCTTGTCATACTCCGATTGCTGCACTCCGGTCTGCACCTTGATGACACGATTGTTCCACGCGGTTGCAAACCAGTTAGCGATATGGTCCGGACTAGCACGATGAGAGAACATATGCTCGGCGGCAGCATTGGAGAGAATGCGTCCAACAGTCTGGTGCTTCAACACACTCATACTGATGAATCCATCCTTCCCAAGCTCGGCTATGTCCTCTGGATTATAGAGCTTCTGGATCATCCTGTCATCGATCAGAAGAGTCGTGAAGTCTAGAATCTCATATGCTATCTTACAGACCTCGCAATCACAAAGACGGCGAAGATGTGGAATCTCTTTAATGTCGTCCATGATTCACCCCTTACATTTGGAGCAGACGTTATCGGAAGCCTCCGTTGGCTCAGAGCAGAACATGCAAGGTTTCTCTCTCGTCCTCAAGATTGCTCGCCCTGCTGACGTTCTAGACATCGCTGGAAGATGGACCCGCACGTTCTGGATTCTAGCGTGGGCTACTCCAACCTCTAGTTCATTGGCGAGATGCTCCCACTGTTGCTTAGAGAGCTGACGCATGACGATGAGATGGTCACAACAGGTCACAATCTCAACGCCAACAAGATAATCTCTATCACCGTTCTCCTTCTTAGGATGGACAGTGATATGAGCATCTGACAGATAATCGACCCCACCGTGGATACGGGAAGGGTCAATCCTCTGACAGTTAGGACAGCAGTCGGAAAGGATGGTCAGTCCCAATAGCACGAACACATCATCACACTCAATCCGAGCACGCCCGAAAGCTTTGACTATCATTCCTTGTCCCTACCCATGAGAACTTTCTCCATCCGCTCAGCGAGGCTCTTTCCAGTCTCGAAGATTGCTTGTTCAAGTAGGTCCATATTCTTCAGACCCCAAACCCGCATCCCTCGAGGAGCTGTTTTGAGGTCCCAGATGTAGGACTCATTCTTATGTCTCGGGTCAGTCTCCTTGACAAGAATCTTCCACTCCCCCTGCTCGTTAGAGTAACCAAGCTGGAGAGATCCTTCTGGCTTCAGTGGAGTCCAGCACCGAACGCCAAGCCCCATCGCCCGGAACTTGACTTCCCATGCTTGGATTCGCTGATTGACCTGGTCGGAGAGTCGATCCAGTCTCTCCTTTAGCTCTTGGACCTCAGTTAAGTCAATCATTTGTCCAACTGCCCCTTCTCGCTGAGCACTTCCTGGCAGCTTACGCAGAGAAAGGTCTTGCCGAACCCGCGCCACTCGACGACAGAACCTTCGAATCCCTCCACCTTCAACTTATCACAACGACGACAGGACTTGGACTTGAGCCGACCACGAATGGCCTCGTAGAGAGCCTCACAATCCTCCTTCTCCAACGTCATCCCTCGAATGAGAGTAACGAGGTCATTCACTACGACCTTACGAGGAAGTTGTGGACGTCTTGAACCAGCGACCAGATCATCAAACAATGGCATAACCTCTCCTATCCTAAAGTCTTGTAATCGTATACACAGCAGTCAGCTGCAATTGATTCGATCTTGTGGCACTCCGTGAAGAATCCAGTCGAGACGGTTATCTTCCGCATATTGAACTCAGGTGCGGGAAGGATACCGCGTTGAATCAAGTCGTAGAGGATGACGTTGAATGGGAGATAAATCTTCGACCTACGATTGAGTTGTATGGAGAACTCATGCCCCAGCTTTGCCCCATTCAGGATAACATAGTGATAGGACTCAGTCTCCGTGTAGAACACAACATCTGGAGCAGGATGTGCGTCACCCCAGAGAGAATGCTGATAGAGGTCTACGTCGACGAGGATTGACTTCCCTCCCCAGAACCCCTGCCACGTCACACCCATCCGGCTAATGCCCGAGATGTTACCCAGACGTGTCGGGATGAGTTGTGTTGCCTCGTTGTAGATCAAGTCGATGTAGACTCCACAGCTGTTCGCGTCAGGAAGTGGTCCGCCGCCAGCACTAATATGGTCCATCACAGAGAACCAGGTCCACGTCTCACCAGGGCATGGATGCGGATAGTCGATGAAGTTCGTTCTCAGTCGGATAGCATTCTTATCCTCGTGAGGCTCAAACGCCAGAGTCAGTGGACCTCCAACATTAATCGGGAGGCTCTGAGCATTCGGGCCAGCACAAGACTGACCCAATGTCGATTCAGTCTGCACCCCAACAAGCCAGTGATGCTCAAGGATAGACGGATAGTCAGTCATGTCCTCGAAGTAGTTCGGCAGATTCGGGTCGAGAGATCGAATGTGCCTCGCAAATCCTGGACGCCAACTGATACCGGGCATAGGACGAGCTTGGGTCCTCATCAATGCCCGATAGAGATACGGTGCGGGTTGGAAGGGGATGTGAATCACTGCTCCTCCTTCCCGCCACGCCGGTCGTCATTCTTGAAGAGACGATACTCCTGATCAGGGATGTGGTTCATCCGCATCTTGACCGTCCCATCGGAATAGTGAGTTACCTTCCCGACGTTATAGAAGGCTGGTCGTCCAGACTCCATCTTGACAGCCTTGATCGAGTAAATAGCCGTGACCTGTGGGTTCATGTTAGTCTCCCGCCATCGCCCGAGCAATAGACGCGATCGCAGTAACGGAGATAAGGAGCCAAAAGATCCAGTCGGCAATCCTATTCATCCTTTCCCGTTGACGCTGTCTTACGATCACATGGTTCTCTACGACCCTCGTCATGCCGTAGTTTTGAGCATGATATCGTAGCCTGGGCTCGAAGGATTTCTTCCTGTGAGAGCGTGCGAATTTCTTTGCCGGACTCATTGTCTATCTCCTTTACGGATACAATGTGGACATACGTGCCGCCGAGCAGTATCTGGACCGCATTGGCGACATTGTGACACCTAACAGTCATCGGCTTACCAAGGCCACGTTGATATGTCATTTGGAACATGACTCACCAACCTAACAGACGAGCAATTGCCTCGTCCCTTGTGTGTCCCCACTTGACGATGACCCTATCCCCCTGCTGAGTGGTCCGCTGGCTCAACCAATAGATGATGGGAACCTGACGCCAACCAAACTGTCGGAAGAAGAACTCGCTTCTCTCTTTATAGACGTATCCGATGAATCGTCCAGTCTCAGAGTCCCAAACACCGTAAGGATGCTCTTTCTTTCCTCTTATCCAGCTATATCGAAACATGTGTTTGGTCAGTCGAACTTCTCGACTCAGAATCTTACAGACGTATTTCGTTCCGAATTTCTTAGCCTTTTTCGACGGCATGGTTTATCTCCTTAGTTGCAGGATTAAGAATCATGAACTTACCACAGCACTCTGTCCATTTCCACAGATACTGTCCTCGACTGCTCCCATCATCACAGGGTTGCGGTCCAAGACAATACCAGAGGGAATCTAACCTTCCACATGAACCACAGAATACCTGCTCTCCTCTCTTAGGTTGCTTCTCGTATGGTGACATAGAGTTAATAGCATGGACTGGATTGTCGGTGTATGCATTCTCCTGTATGACAAGCACTATACAGTCCAAACAGGAATAGAGGAGGTGTCCATCTGCGAGACAAATCTCCACTTCAGCATCTTTGACAATACAGCCCATGCACTCTTCCATGTTACTCCTCGACTGTGGCTACGATGAGCCGGAACCCCTTGACGTATTTACCAGCTGACTCAACCGTCAAGACCTCGCCATCCTCTACCATCTGCTCCTTTCGAGCATGAGTGAGTGAGAGGACAACCTTGACTGGTTCCTCGCCCGGTAATTCCTTGAACGCCTGACGCAAATCCTCAACTGTCAGAATCGGCACTGTATCACCTCCCTTCCTACACCAGAATAAGACTTCATCATGCTGTTCGAGATAACCTTGATGGGCACCTACATGCCACTTCTCAAGGTAGCATGAAATACCTGCGTTAGAGACATTACATTGACCCATCACTTCACCTTGAATCGCTTGAGACCCTTGACCCGCAAAACCTCCGCGAGATCCTGCATGAGGTCTGAGTCCTCCCACTGATTCTCCTTGCCTTCCATGACTGACTGGAAGATTGCCCGCTTCTGCTCCACGATTTCAGTGAGGAACTCGTCAATGGTCCCGGCGGCAATCAGATACCAGACGTTGACAATGGAAGCCTCGGAACCTGGACGTGGGAATCGAGCCTCACACTGCTCCTCATTCGCTGGATTCCACTGCCTCTCGACCATCAGTGCGTCAGAGCAGAATTGAAGATTGAGTCCTTCACCAGCCGCAAGTTGAGACGCGACCATCACGCGATTCTGAGACTCTTTGAAAGCCTCTACAATCTCGTGTCGTTGGTTCATGTCTAGACCGGAGTGCAGGGACAAAGGAGGTTCGAATCCTCCCTCCTGCATGATCCGACCTAGCTTCTCCATTATCGCCTTAGCGACTTCCTTGTGGTGAACGAATATGACAATTTTGCGATTGTTTGAAAGCAGGAACTCCTCGAGAAACTCAATCGCCGGGTTGACCTTAGCCATGCCGGTGATATGTCGCATCCGAGAGAACCAACCAAGGAGGTCAGTGGCATTCGGGGACTTCTCTTGGATGTCCATGAACTCCTGGAATTCCTTGACCGTTCGCTTGTAGACCTCAAGGAAGTTACCCTCCATCTCAGCAAGGCGGAACTGACGGAATATCTTGGGAAGGTCAGGCAGAACCTCGGCCCTCTCGAAGCGAATGATGAAATCCTTGGTCAGCTCATGGAACCGTTCGGGGTTGCGTAGTCCGACCTCTTTACCACTCGCTCCATACCGCACATGCTCGCGGCAAAACCGATCGTGGAAGGGGAAAGTCTCGGGCCGAATGAGGTTCAGCAAGACCCAGAACTCGCTCGGATAGTTCTTGAAGGGTGTCCCCGAGTATCCGCTCACATGCGGTGGGTTTTCCTTCGCCTTCCCATCCTTGTCGAACTTCATCAGATTGAAGGCAGACTGAAGGCTCTTGGTCCGTGAGGATGCAGGATTCTTGAACAGCTGAGTCTCGTCGATTACGAGGTTATCGAACTGTGAGAGAATCTCTGGACCCCACTTGACTTGCTTGACACGGCGACCCTTTGTCTGCTTCCCAAAGATTTGCTCGAACTCTGCATTCTTGGAAGCCTCATCAGCAAGTATCTTATCCTCTTCGTTCAGGACAGGATGGACTAGCCGCAGAGTGTCGGCACTGATGATGAAAACGTCGAACAGATCAAAGTCAGGCTTCTCGTTCGAGCCTTCGATGATCTGCGAGAGAATCCCAGGCCAGCGAAACATCTCATGCCACCACTGTAGTCTCAGACCGGATTTGGCAACAATGAGAGTCCGCCCAACCTCCTTGAGATGACGCTTGAGTAGGAGAGCCGCGATGACTGTCTTGCCCAACCCCATCTCATGAGCGCAGATGTAGTTGAGATTAGCAGCCTCGGCAAATTCAGCAGTCTTTATCTGGAATGGGAAAGGCGAGCGACCATCAGAGGAAACCATCTCCTCGAAGCCTTCTAGCCTTACTGCATCCCGGATAAGAGTATGGCCGCAAGTGAGATTGATCCACTCGCTACCACCGACGATGGAACGTGGCTTGTCAAGATTCTCGTTAGCTGTCTTGCCACACCACATGCACTTGACGGATTTGAGACTCATTCTCCCACCGCCTTCCGGATGAGATCATGAGCAATCCTCTCTTGTGCGTCAGAGAATCCCATCTCACGACGAAGCATCTCAATATCACCACGACGACGATACGCTGAACCACTCGTCACATGCCAATAGCGGTAACGAGTAGATGAGAGTCGGCCATCCATGAGGACAGCCCAATCGGTAGTTGTAACTCCTGGAAAGCCAATGCGCTCAATAGTGATGTCAGGTTCGCCAGTCACCTCAACCACCGTCTCAACCTTGACGTGGGCACCTTGTTCGATTCGATTGTCCATCCCGACGCCAAACCGAACCGCCAGAGCAGTCTCAAGTCTCTTGGCAACCTCGACGAACTGCTCAGAGCCGTAGGGCATCCCATCGAACTGGATGCGGATGTTCATGACCTGACGAGAGATACGAGCCATTAGTATCTCCCCTCTGACAACATAGTGTCATCGTCCATGACGTGGATGAGGGGCCATACCCGCACAAATCCATGACGCTCCTTAACGTAACGGAGGTATGGAATTCCACTCTCATGGCAGTTCTTGATCATGAGGTCTGACTTACCCTCTGACATGTGACGAAGGTATCTATCCTCCGTCGCTCCTCTCGGTTCTAATGCTCTCATCACAATCTCCTCGCCCCCTATCACAGGAAGGCTTTTATCGTTTTGGGTTATTCCTCTGACTTGACGACGGGAACTTCACAGAACAGACAGCCTCGACCAGAACACTGCTCACACTTGTTCTTGAGGAGTCTCTCCTGCACGATCTTGCTGTTGATCGCCTTGCGAACCTGACGACGCATCCAACGAAGGTTACGTCGAATCCTCCGATAATCCTTGAGGATCTCTCGAAGTTCAGCCGCAGTAAGACTCTCGAGGTCGGACTGACGAAGATACTGCGTCGTCTTGTTGCGGTTGTAGACTAGAGGATTCATCGCCCTTCTCCCTCTGAACCGGTGGGGTCGACGAATCGATACCACGCCGAGCCAAGGATAGCAAGGGGGAGGAAAATCAGGTAGAGGATTCTGTGTTTCATGTCTGCTGACTCCTTTACGCAGGAAATGTTCGTTTGGTGAACAATATTTACTGAGAACAATAGGGTTTAGTTGGGCCTTCAAGACTCCCTGAAGACCCTCAAAAACCTAGTCCAGGATTGTCACGGTCGTATTCCAAGAGCACTGATACTCCCACGCGGGATAAACAGGCTCAGTCTCATGAACAGCTCGCTCGATCCCTGCATCGCATGTCACGTCTCGATGTCCAGTTACTCCCCAGATGTAACCGAGGATAACAGCAGCAGTGATGAGAATCGTGATGAGTGGAGGAGATACTCTCATTTGTAACCTCGGAACTCCTTAGGAAGTGCCCCATCATAAAGGAACGCTCTGTCACCAACTGAGAAGAACTCCACAGCCTCCCAATTGTTGATAATGATCTCGAAGATTGCCTTGGCAGAGGCGAGATACTGATTGGCAAGTTCAGTCTGTCCCCGCTCTGTGCAATAGATTACCGAATTATGAGCGTCTCTGAACCACCCATGATAGAACTTTGCGAGCGACTTCCTGAACTCCATCGATGGCGAGACCATTATCCTACCTCACTGAAAACGAGGTCAATAGTCTTCTGCATGGACTCCGTCAGCTTGTTACGACCCGCGAGTTCGCTCTCGACCTCAGCCTTCGACATCCCGAGATTCTTGAATGTCTTGACCGTCTTCTCGTCCTGCGATCCTGCAACCTTGATGGATGCCTTGCGAACTGCCTTCGCCTTCTCGGTGGGTTCAGCAGATGACGCCTTCTTACGACGTTTGAACTCGTTTTGCTGGTCGAGAATCTTGGCTCTCTCGGTCATGTTCATCTTCGAGAGGTGATGCTCGAGGGCGACCCTGAGACCCTGATTCTGTGTCTTGGTTCGTCGAATAGCCTCCTCGTTGCGGTCGATCGCGGCGATGATCTGCTCGGGGGTCAATTGCTCGATGCCCTGCTTGACCGAGAGACCAAACACCTCAGCCCACCAACCCTCTGAGCCTACCGCGACGAGTTGTTCTGATACGTAGGTCCCGAGGAATGGATGGGTTCTGATCTCCATGACCGTCTTCGTCTCGGGGGGATTCTCAGAGACGGTAGAGGGTGGGGCTGGAAGATCAGTAACGACCGGCTCGGGAATGGCACCATTGGGTCGTGCGTCCTGATGGGAGGCTGATTCTCCAATCGTCAGGCCAGGGTAGGTCTGGAGGGCCTCGACTTGAACTTCGCCCTTGAATCCTCCGGTAATGCTATTCGCCAGCACTTCCAGATTGTCAGGGCCTGAAGCCTCGTCAAAGGTCATCGAGCTAGAGGTTGGGACGTTCTTGAACTGATCCTCAACACTCTTGACAAGATCGGATATGTTGGGAAGGTCAAGACCCGTCGAATCGTCGTATAAATCAGACATTGTTTTCTCCCTGCTTGGGAAGTTCGGCTGTCAAGGTTCGTGCCATGTTGGACTCGAATTTACTTATCGTTTACTGATCGCCTACTGATCGCCTACTGATCCTTCTCTGTTCTGTCTCTGATTCAATT